GTTTGATTATATAAACTTGCATTTACACCAACATTGTTTGGTGTCAAATATGTAATAATACCTGTAGGATCAACTGTAGTTCCACCATTGCCAAAAGCCATTTCAACAATGTTACCACGTCCTTCGTTACCTAGCGATTCTGCTAGTGATATACTCATATTTTCGTAATGAATAGCATTCCTTTTATCCACAAGTATTTTCTTAGTTTCAGGGTCACTAATTTTAATGTGCCCTTCCATAAGCACACCCTGGTTTTCGTTTGGCTTTTGATACGTTTTCTTCACTTTGTTATCCTTGTCTGACATTGGTTATTCCCTAATATTTATTACAGGCAAGCCACTGGTTCTTTCTAGTAAGAACCTGGCTTGAGCAGTTTCTGCTCTTTGTAGTGTGGTGCCTGTAGACGCTGAATTAACGCCTTGTTCGTACCATACACGCCCTTGCTTCTGTGTTACTTTTAGTTGAGCACCATCTTGAGGCTCATCCCTTAATATTAACTTATAATAACTTTTTCCTGTTGAGTCTGCTACTGGTTCTACAGTAAACTCTGCTATTTGCGTTACATCACTCGATGTACCTGCACTGTTAGTTTCATTACTATCATATGCAATTTCTGCATTATGAACTTTGATAGGATTTGTACTTACTGTTGGTTTTTGTAGTCTTTTACCACTCAAATATACTTCAATTTGATCGTGTGCATTTACACTACTTGTTATACTCACAGTTTCTAGTACATGTTCTTTTCTACCATTTGGTAAATTTGGACTTATAACACTTTCGTATACATTAATATTCTCTTTGTACGGAACTGTTTGCTCTGGGCCTGCATCAAAAACTAAACTACCCGATTTATGGTTATCTTTAATACCTGTACCTAATGTACCTCTTGTAATTTGTCCTAGTTTGTTACCAGTAATTTTATAAAATTCAATTCTTTCTCTATCAATCCATACAACACCAGGTGTTTTATCTGCTATCGACGGAGTATCTAAGAAACTTGCATCAGTTAATGTAATTTCTTTATCATTAAACAATAAATCTACGGCTAGTGTAGTACTATCGTTATCACTAATACGTTTGAAGTGTGTCCTGTTTAACATATCGTTGAACACTTTGTATCCAACAGAGTCGTAACTTAATTCTTCACTAAATGTTGTTATTGTAACTTTTGATGTTGTTAATATAGTAAATTTATTATCAATTTCAACAGTTACCTTGTTATCTAAAATCTTATAATCACGTTCTGCAACTAATGGTGTACCATCAATTTCAACCCATACATAGTTTGAATCGATCGCAGGACGACTTAATCTATAAGTTCCTCCTAGGTTACCATTAAACACTTCTTTTCTAATTAAGTTTGAATCATGATTAGTAAATGTTGTTACATGGAACTCTGCATTTGTTGGTAAATCTGATCTACTTTTTAATATTACCAAGTTTGATTCAGTATCTCCTGCACTATCACCAGTAACATTAATTTCATACTCGTGATTTTTAAGGATAGTAATTGCAATCACATCGCCGGAAGTTAAAACATTCTGGTTAAATGTTACAAGGTTAGTTTGTGTATCAAAGTTAAAGTCTCTAATGGGTACTAGTTTGTTTCCGTTTAGATAAACTTCAATTTCTCCTAGTGCTAAACTAAACACAGGATACTCTGGGTTTTGACTTACTGTATAATTTTGTGTTACTCCGTTACTTACATAGTAAACAGTGTCTGGTGGAAGTAATCTAGTTACAACACCACTGCTGATATCTTTTACTTCTGCAATTACCATGTTATGATAAGGAGCAATGTTGCCTGGAATGTTTGACATTGTGTATGCCATAGAACTTCCGTCATCAATAATTGATTCTTTTATAATTTCACTGTATGTTTTTTCAGTTGAACTTAAAGCAGTAATTTGAATTACCGTATTAGACACACTTGGTGGGTTAGTAATATCAACTATTGCACTACCTGTTGTTGATTCACGCAATACATATGTTTTACTTACACCGTTAACTGTTGCAAAAACACTTCCTACATCACCATACTTGGCTGTAAGTTCAAATTCTGTTGTACTTCCGTCACCTGTAAACGTTTTTCTTTCTAAAATATTTGCACCACCAACATTAAGAGTTTGTATTGCTACAACTTCTCCAACGTCTGGAGAATCAACAAAAACAATTTCTTTATTTTCGTAATCAATAGTATAATCTGTAGTTTGTTTTAGATATACACCATCAACTGTTACAAATAAACTATCATTTGTTCCCGGATATAAATCAAAACTATATCTTCTAAGTAAACTGTTACCAATATATCTGTTTGTAACAATTAACGGAGAACCATCTGCTGGTGAATTGTAAACACTAATACTTAAACTATCAAATGTTTGCCCTGGAACAACTTCTTCTGGTGCATGTGATGTATCAACTGTTACAAACCCATCACCGTCAATATCAATGTCCTCAGGATTCTGTCCTGTTGCTGTTGAATACTGGAAGTTACCACCTTGTAAAATTGTATCTAAGTTATTAACATCAGTTGGAACTAACGAACCATCTGATTCTTTTTGCCTAAACACAACAAGAGTACCATCTGGAGCACCTATGTCTAATGTAAATGCAGTTGTATTTCCGTCTCCTGTAATTGTTGGAGTGTTTGTTGGATCTTGTCTTACATTATCAAAGTAAACATTTATCTCCTGACCTGCTGTTGGTGTGTATGGTAGTGTAAATGTTTGTGTACTGCCATCTGCACGGAAAGCAAAGTCAGTGTTTGTTCCTGAGAATGTATCCCAACCATGACTAAACCATGGAAGACCATCAAAGCCTACGCTAATATCAAACTCTAATCCTTGTACTTTAACACCATCGTATTCAACACCAGTCATTAACTGCGATGGATCTTTACCACGCATGCCTGCTGTTGGATTGTAATAGTAATTAATTCTATCAGTTGCCTGCATCAAGTCAATTGACTTCTTATATGTTATAGATACAGATTTACCTTTTCCCGGAGGAACACTAAAGATAATGTATCCTTCTTGTTTTTTATACGTTTGACCTTTTAAAGTAACAATGCTTACATCATAATTTTCAATATATACAGTTTCATTTGCAATATTAATATTGATTTGACGTTTGTCAAGCGTTGGAATATATGTTAATTTAAATTTGATCTGTCCTTGTGTTGCAGTAAATGTATCTGTTTGTGTTTGGCTTTGAATTAAATGACTGTTAGCAACTCTATCAAACTTCATACTTAATGCGTTTATTCTAACTTTTTTGTTTTCTAATCTTGCATATGCTTTTGCTGTACGTGTTACAGCATTTTCACCACCGCCGCCAGCAAGTGTAACAAGAGGAGCACTAACATAACCACTACCTGGATTAGTAAGAACAATCTCTCTAACAATACCACGTGATATGTATGCTACTGCCGTTGCATCTACAAATGCTTCTCCTGGTAAAACTTTATTTCCATTAGGTAATAAAGGAGCACCGTAATATGTAGGACCAACAATATATGGATATGCTGGAACTGTAGTGTCTGTAGGATCTACAGTTACAAAGTATGCGTATGTTCCATTTGGATACTCGGGTGTGTTACAAGTTCTACCGTTGTGTTCATCTAAGTCTCCTAATCCTGCAATGTATTCGTAATCTTCTACATATGTTCCATCATGATTACTACCATCTGAACGTATAGTTGTTTTTAACGAATAACTTGATTTCATTATTCTTGGATTACTTCTTCCTGATTTAGTATTCCAACCATAAGATCCATAAATTGGATAACCATCAAGTGCATATCCCAACAACGGACTATGTGCTGTAGCATCTTTTGTATACATTAAACTAGGATCTGCATGATAATGATAAATTCCATCTTCTTGCGGATGTCCTGATCCGTCGTCTATGCCTAAACGTTTTCCTGCATGAACAGCATTAATTGTATAATCAACCCCTGCTCTCATTTCAGTTTGATTTGCTTTTGGATTATGGAATACAACACCATTTACTGCAACACCAATTGCTCCCATAGGAGTTTTAACTTTTGTATCTGCTTCAACTGGAGTTCTAGAAATCTCAAATGTAAAGTTTTGCGATTTTACAGCAAAGGTACCTGGGTTTCTAGCAAATCCGTGATCTGGAATACTTGTTGTTTTAATATAAAATCTGCTGTCAGTGTAATCAGTAGTTACTAATGGTCTATATTGATTAGTTTGTATAATTTTAGGTTTGTTAGATCTACCGCCACTAATGATAACCACAGGTGCTTCAGTATAACCTTGACCGTCATCAGTAACACTTACATTACCAATATTATATTTGTAGTTGTCAAACCAATTAACATAGGGTTCAGTAGTAATTTTATCATCAGTAATCTTAGGAGCAACAAATACTTTGTTTTCCTCGTCCCAATAACTTGGTAAATCAAAATCTGTATTACTTACAGGTGTGTTTTCTACTTGACTATAACTGTTATAGAAGTTTCTAATTACAGTTCTGTAAGGTTTTACTTCATTAATATATTGTTCAATATATCCTGGGTCACTTAATTTGTAATTTAACTTTTTACTAAAGCCGCCAAGTTTATTATCTACAGTTATGAAACTAGTTTTGAATGCCCAGTCTACAAATGTCTGCTCAGAAAATGCATATCTTACTGCAATAAAGAATAGTTTGTTCCAATTAGTTTTTAAGTCGTCTACAAATATATTATCTCTAATAATTTCTAAAACTCTACGTGTTTCTTGTATTGGCTCACTGTCAAACAAGTTTACGTCATAATTTTCTTGACCTGCAAAACCAAAGTTTAATAATTCGTAATTATAAACACTTTCGTTAAACTGTATTGTACTATTTGCTTTATACATTAAGTCATATGACTCATCAAAAGTACCATTACTAACTACTCTTTTAAGAATAATTTTATTACCGTCTCCAGCGTTGTCAACTTGTACTAACTCTCCAACTACTGGTGTAATAGTGTTTAACTCGTATGTTGCTTTTAGTTTGTAATTAATAATCGAATCAACATCAAACCCTGCAAGTGTATAGTCTGCATATTTCCAAAAACGTGTCAAGTCAAATGTTTGTGTATTTGTTCTTGACCAAAGTTTAGTACTTGCTTGCCATTGATATATTGTCCAATTATTATTTGCTGTTGAGTCTAGTTTAACTAATGCTCTAAATGGTCTAATATCTAAATTAGCAACTGTGTAATCTTTACCTGTTTTATTAACATTGATTGCTGTTATTTTACCTTGAGCATCAATTACAGATTGTAATTTTGCACCTGTGCCTGTACCTGAAATAGTAATTGCAGGAGCATTTTTATATCCTTTACCAGCATTGGTTATGTTTACAGAAGTTATTCTACCGTTAACAATATTTGCTGTTGCTGTTGCTGTTGTTAAATCTTCTGTACCTACTTGTGATAAATCGTCATAGTCGTCGATTTGTATATCCCATTTTCCGCTACCTGATACAGGTAAAGGATCTTTTTCAGATAGTGCAGTAATATTTTTAGTATCAACAACTCTAGTATTACTCATTACTTCGTTTGTAAATGTGATAATAGATTTAAGTGCATCTAGTCTATCAACAAACATGCTTTGTCTAGGACGAACTTGTATTCCGTATTTTCGTTGTACCGGAAGTGCTTGATCCGGAACAGGATTACCTTCACTGTCATATCCAACTGCACTGTCAATAAGTTTTTTAACTAATAAAGTATTTTCAATTTTTTTATCTTGATTTTCACTAATTAACTGCCATTCGTTGTGTTCTGGAATATCAGTATCTACATTACTGTATTGCACACTTAAAAAAACATCTTTGTCATCAAGTGTTGTTTTTACATTGCTAATACTGATTGCATTTTTAGATAAAAGTTGAATACTTTTGATTCCATATGTTTTAGGATCATTAATAATATTTGCAACTTCAATTGCTGGTAAATCGCGATTTTTTACATCAGGAACTGTTACAGTATTTTTAACCCAATAGTAATATCTAGTTTCAAATCCGCCACTAGTAAAATTATAAATGTTTTTCTGTACAAGTGTGTTATCATTGTATTTAGGTGTTCCGCTAACTCCTGCTGATTGTCCTTGTTGTGTGACCGAAAGTTCTAACCATTCACTTGGTAAAAGATCTGTTTCAACCCATTCATACACATCAATTGAACTGCCAGGAAATTGTTGTCCCCAGTTTGTTTTTCTATATTCTGTATCACCTTGCTCATACCAAATATAACTTACAGTACTTAAATCCCACCATAGTTGGCCAACATGTTCTTCTGTCCATGCTGTGGTTGGTTTAACTGTTACGCCAGTGTCGCCTGTAGTATATGAAGCAGGGTCAATGTTTGCTTTGAATGAAATTTCTTTTTCTGCTAGATATGGAATTTTTCCTTTTACAGGGTCAATAGTTTCTAAAAAGTCCTTTACATCATTTTTTAATGTGTTAAATGTGAAAGATTTTTTAACACTATACGGATCTGTAGGATCATCCTGTGTTCTAATTTTATTCCAACCACTTGATCCAGTTTTTTGATATACAAACAAACTACCAATATCATCAGTAAGATCTGCTGTCTTACTATTAGGTGCTCCAACTAACAATGAATTACCTGTGTATATAAGACCTCGACCAAACTCATCAAATTCTTGTGTTGTGTCTGAACTTAATTGTTGTCCATAAACAAATTTAGTGTTTAATTTTGTATATGTGTATACTGTACCACTTGCATAATTTTCATCAACTACGTTTAAACTCTGACTATCAAATGTAGTTTCTCTTGTAGTTTTACCTAGTGAACTATCATCTAGTAGTGTAAATTTATCAAATGTTGTTGTTAATCGATTCTGACCATGTTGACTCCACACAGCAAATCCGGTTCCGTCTTCATTTACACTTACCTTTGCTCCAAACTGTTCTTGTACTTGTTTAAGAGGACTAAAAATAGTTTGTTGGTATGTGTACATATCTTGTGTGCTGTCAGCAGTTACTTCTTTACTAAAGTAATATAATGCTCCGCTGTTAATAGTATTTTGATCATCGTATGGTGCTGATACTATAAGTGTAGTTCCGTTATCACTCATGTCCAATGAGTAACCAAAACTATCACCTGAATCAATTTGGTTAAGTGTTGCTGAACTCAATGTTTGGATTAGTTGATATTCGTTACTTGAATCTAAACTGTATATGAATACTGCACCTTTGTTTGCTGTACTATCGTCTCCTTCTTCTTCATATCCTGGAGCCGATACAGCAACAATACTAAGATCTTTGTTAGCAGTCATAGATGAACCAAATTTATCTCCGTCTCTACTATTTGGAATTGATAAAATATGGTGATCACTTAAATCCCAATCTAATGTACTACCGTCTGGTCTTGTAGTTTTATCATATATGTAAACTTTACCTTGGAAGTTAGTTTTACCTGGAGCACCAACTAACAACTTTGTATTTGATACTAGTACACTTGCACCAAAATGCAAATCACTTTCTGGTTCACTACACCCAATTACATAATTTCTTTTAAACAAGTTTTCAGCAGTATCGTATGTGTGTAAAGTTACAACACCTTCTCTATCTAAAGCACTAGGAGCAACATTAATATTACCAACGCTTACTCTAAATCCACTAGCATATGTACTATCATCGGCCGCTTTAAAGTTACTTGCTTCTGATGCACCTGCTACTAATACTGTTCCGTCATTGCTTAATGCTAAACTTGTTCCAAGTGCAGGTAAGCCTGCATCACTAACAATATTATCACTTGCGTTATCTGAAATAGCAAACCCTTGTGTTACTTGTAGTGTTTGAATTCCTGTATTAAATTCTCTGTTTAAAATATAAATTTGACCTTCATCGCCAAACTTCGGTGCCGCTACAACAATAGTCCTGCCTAAATTTGCAGAAGCAATATTGTAACCAAACTTTTGTTTAGTGATAGGGTTTGGAGAACCCCATTTGTTTTCTGTAAATGCTCTTGTCTTTTTATATACTGCCCATTTGTTAGTACCATCATTGTCTACAAACATAAGTGAATCATTTTCTATGTTTGATACATTTTTAATATTGTTAATATCATCTGGATTACTAACTCTGTTAGAAATAAATTCTAAAATTTCTCCCGATGTACTATCATCTAATGTAATACTAGTATCATTTCCTTCAACTACAAACTGTGTGGGTGAGTTAATTCTTTTTACAAGGTAAACATTATCAACACCTTCTGAAAAACTTTTAATACTAATAATTTGAGTAACAACTAAATTGTGTGGAATATCTGTGTTTAGTGTTATTTCGTTATCTAAGAATTCAGTTTTTATGTCGTCTGTTTGAATTACCCTTGCTGGAATTGTTTGTAACTGATACACATTCCAATCTTTGTCTTTGTCCTTTGCTACCCAAATTAGATCACTATCATCAAGTTGGTTAATAACACTGCTACCAATTAGATCTGAATAGTTTACTGAGGTTGTTGGAATATCATCTAATCTAGGATATCCTGCAACTGGCAGTTGATTAAGATAATCACTAGTAATTCCTGCTGTAGTATCAAGTGTTGTAGTTGGCCATGGATTGTTATCATAGTCAACTGGTTTTACAGCAATATTGTTTGCAGTAATTTGTATATTATTTCCTGGCGTAGTATTTGCATTTATAGAACTTACAAAATCATATGCTTGTGGATTTTCTAAATTTAAACTTTCGTCTAAGGTAAATTCAATTTCTTTAACAGTTGAGTTACTTCCTAAACTACCAACTTTAAATGCCCATTCTTCGTCAATTGAAATATCTGTTTGTACATCATCAATCTTTAATCGAGATATTTTATCAATAGCATTTATTGTACCTTTTTCTTTAATATATCCTTGATAAAACTTATACTGTGCTGTATTATCTTGTATAAGATTATCTAAGTATGTTCTTTTTTGATATCCTACCAAATGTTGCGATAACTTACTTGATGCTTCATCAAATGTTTCTGTATCTAAGTTATAGAAATCTTGGAAACTGCTAATTTTAAAATCTAAGTTAGGCAGTAACTCTGCTGTTGGTGCTTGATTTAAATAAGCCCATCTATTGTAAACGAAAGTTTCTGCACCTGCAATAAAACTTTTTGCAGTATAAAATTTTGTTTTATATTTTACAACATCGCCAAGATTATAATCTCTGTATTGAGCCCAGGAAGAAATCTTTGCTTCATCATAAACAAATCCTGGTGAATATAAATCGCCATCCCACTCTGTAGTTTTAAATCCAATTAACTTAATACGTTCTTGTCGGTAACCTGCTTCTTGGTCATATATTATATCACCAAATACACTCTTATCGTCAAACACAATAACGTGTTCTTTTTGTATAAGATTTAATTGTACATTAAAAATACCTTCTTGCGTGTCTACTGGCTTTAATGTAAATCTTCCGCTAGATCTAACTGTGCTTATGTTTTTTCTACTTATTGGGTTTCCGCCAGCATTGTATATAGAGTATTCATAGAATGTATCTAAAACATTATCTACTTGTCCTGTTGAAAATTCAAAAGAAATATCTCTTGCAAACGGTGCTAGTGTAATAACACTTCCTTTTGCAAAATTTTGTGTAGTCCAATATAAAAATTCTTTTCCACTAAATTTAAAATCACTGCTCTCACCAAGTTCGTTGATTTGAGATTCAAACTTAAATCCAATACTCTCAAGATACTGTCCGTATCCTAGTAAAAAGTTGTAAATTTCTTGCTTGTTACTGTACACTGTTTGGTATGGTACTTTAACTAATCTGTCTTCAAACAATGTAGGTATTTGAGCCGCCGCTCCGCCTGTTGTTGGTAACTCAACAAGTTTAGTATACTTGCTACCATCAAATTGTTGCTGTGCGGTATGGTCTTCTTTTACTCTGTAATATGAACCTTCGTATTGTACAATTTGTTGTGCACCATAAAACTTTTCTTCTGTCCATATAATAAAGTTTGCTTCAACACCACCAATATTAACTGCTTGATCATTTTGACCTAGTCTTGCAGGGTAAATGTTAAACACAGGATTATATTTGTCATAACCTCTGACCATATATCCTTTATCAACTTTTTCTACAACTACACCAGATATACTAGCAGTATAAACCGGATTAGACTTTCTAAATGCAATTTCATAATTTTCATCTGGAAGGAAAATACTTTTATCAGGAGAATTTGGATTAGCACTTTCAAGTAAGACTCTAAGTCTATCTTTATTAACAAATGCACCTGTTTTGTATGTTAGGTTCATACTTGTTTTTGTAAGTCTACTAGCATAACCTGTAAGCACATCTTGATTTGCTTGTTTCATATAGTCAACTACAAATACATGATATCCTGATCCAAAATATCTTACGTTATTATAATACAATGTATGTGTTTTTACATCTGTAAAATCTAAAATCTTTCCTGTACTGTTGTATATAATATTGCCGCTTGGCGAAACTTTATTTTGACTAGTATCATATTGTGCTGTAAGATAGTTTGCAGGTTTCAGTAATGCTAAAGCAATTTGTTCAACATACGGATACCAACTACTTGATCTCCATGAATACTCCGATGGACCCATGTCACCAAAGATCCAATCATGCCCAATATTAGTTGTAATAAAGTTCTTTACTAAATTTGATTGTAAAGGTGATTTTAAATCCCCGTATTCGTCTACAGGTATAATTTTACTTAATCCTGTTCTCACATATACTGGATTTGCTTTTTGTTTGTTAAAATCAAAACCTTTTTCTAGGTCATTCCAAAGAATATCATTACCTGAAGTGTAAGGTGCGGCTCCGTAACGGCCTTCCCACCAACTAGGCTTTTCAGAATATCCAATCATTTCCCATGGAGCAGTGTGTGGACGATCTGTGTCAAAAAACTTTTTATAAATTCCTCTCCACGATCCTGGTAACATTTCACCGTTAACTGTATCTATCCCTGAGTTGTGATTGTACGAAAATATTTCGCCTTCCACTGATGTTGTATTATTTAAATAGTTTACTGAATATAAGTTAGACCAGTAATTAAAGTCATCATCTAATACACTAGTAAATTGATCTAATGTAAAATCTGTTTTTCTAAATGCACCTGGTTTAAATTCAGTGTTGTCAAAAATATCTCTATTATATTCAACTTTGATATTGTTATAGATTCTTTTTTCTAATTCTAATAATAACTCATCACGGTAATCGTCAAACGCTTTAGTTTTACTTCCGTCATGCCCTTGAATAATTTTAGTAGGAGTAATATAAGTTTTATCTGTATAAATTTCTGGTGTATACTTTGGATATAATCCTAATTTTGTAGGAGTACTAGGAATAATACTACCAATAGTATTGTAATCATAAATCACTACACTATCGCCTATTGCAGTTTTCTTAATAACATTAACTGTGTTATCAACAGTATCAAAGTTATAATCAACATCATTAATTAAATGTTCACCGTTTAAATAAACATATATACTTCTATTTGAATTAGTTGTTAAACTAAAGTTACTTTGTATTCCAAAAATTTGTTGTCCGGCTGTATTAACTTCGTATGTTGTAGACGATAAAGATTTACCGTAGCCAGCCATATCACTGTAAAAGTAAGAATTGTTTGAGTTTTGATTCACCGACATACTGTATAGTATGCTGTCTACATCATCTCTTGGAGCACCTGTAACTTCAATTGTTTCAAACATATTTAAAAATTGTTGTTTGAATACATTGTAATCAAGTGCATTTTTTCTTATAGATTTAATTACATTAGTTTCGTTGTCAACTAGTCCAAAAATTGCAGGTAATAAACTACCTTGGTGTTTTACATAACGTGTTCCTGATTTATATAAGTTAGGAATGTCTCTAGCATTTGATGTGCTGTTAAACTTCCCAGTAACATTAATATTATTACTAAAAATAGTTCTAACATGATCAGTTACACTACCTAAAGTAAATGTAGTTAGGTCATTATTTTCACTGTTGTTAGTTAAGTTTATAGGTGGTTCATAAAATCCAAACTGTGTAGGTAATTCATCAGTGGTAATTTTTATAGTAATTCTTTCCTCTGATGGAATAAATTCTACAGGAATTATATATAATCTTTTACCGTCATCACTTTTTGTTAGAGTAAATCCTGTATTAGGTTTTAATACTGTTCCAGCATACTCAACAATAATATCTTTTGCTGTTAGATATAGTCCTGGATTAGTAATTGCTGTAACTTCAATTAATGTTGTTTCGGAGATTGTATCATTAAGTTGTATAACTTTTTGTCTAGATTTAGTATCAACTAAACTCCATCCTGATTCAAATGTGCCTTCAGTTAAACTTTTGTTTACTTTAACAACACTGGCGGCTGTGTCTTGTAAAACATTTCCGTCAGTTGTAGAATATACAAAACTATCGTCGTCCCAATCAAAGTTAAAACAAATATCACCAATGTTATTAACATTTTGATATGAAATTGGAAATCCTAAAACAGGATCATTTGCTCCTGTACCTTGTTTATAACTTACTAGTTTGTTACCAACAAAATTTTGTACGCCATACTTTGTATCAGTAAAACTAACACCGTTATTATCAAATAATTCAAACATCGGTGCTTGGTTAATTATAGTTTTTTGTTGTCCTTTAACCCATGTTGTTCCATTAAAGTACCAACTAGTACCTTTATTAGTTACACCGTTAGTAACAACAATACCTGTATTAGTTAAACCGTTTTCAACTTCTTTTAAACGTAATCTTGACTTTCCACCATGTGTTACAAAAGAAACTTCATAAATCTTTCCTGCTACAGTAATGTCAGGGTCTGCTGTGAATGTAACACGCATACCTGTTGTTAAATCAACTTGGTCAATGTAGTAACCTATTTGTCCTTCGACTTCACTAAACGCATCTGTTGTAACTGTGTCAATTACGTCAACGTTGCCTAACCCTTGCGTAGCAAAGTTGTAAAGTTGCATGTTAGGTCTAAATTCAATGATAGGACGTTTAGCACGTTGAGTTTCATCTAATACAATATTAGTATTGTTGTACTTGGCCGTTGCTTCAATAACTTCTTTGTGAAACCATCTATTATATCTTGACCAAGGATTCTTATCAATACTTGCTCTGTTAATACTAACATACTCCGGAGTTTGTGGTGAACTTTCTCCATCATCATACGGAGTGTCATCAAAACTATCTACATCAAACTCATAATCAAAATTTTGACTATAACCTTCTGGCGTATCAAACTCTGTTACAGGAGTAAGTGTAATTCCTGTTCCAACACCTTCAACATAATAATTTTTATTTTTATATTTTGACGGTGATACATTTCCTGTAAAATTAACTTTTAATCCGTTAGTAAACACAACTCCACTAGAACTTGTGTATTCTGTTTTACCTAAAACTTCTGTAGGAATATCAATGTTTAACTCATCAACTGCATCTTTAATTTCAAAAATACCTTGCATTGATTGATGATTAGCACAAGCATAATAAAGTATGTCTGGTGCACCTTTTGGAATGGTAAACACGACTGTTCCGTTGTCAGTACTATTGTTTGTAACTCCGTCAGTGTATAAATCTGTATTACCTATAGTTTTTGCAATTTTAATATTAAACGGATGTCCTGGTGCATTCACTTCAAACTTATAAGTTGCACCTCTAAATAATCTAATTACAGGGTTCTTTGAACTACCATCTGGCGTAAACACATAAGCACCGGAACTATCATTAGTAACACTAAATGCACTTATGCTACCTTCTGCTAGTCCTGTAACTGTTACTGGGCTAGGACCTTGTGGCAACCAATAGTACTGTCTATAGTTTGAAATTTTATCAAAGTCAATGTGTGGGTTCCAAGCATAGTATTTGCTAGAAAATAAACTGTTGTGATTTTTTGTTTCGCTGTTAAAAAAATCTAACTGATTTAATAAATCATCATATGTTGCTAACCATTCTGTTCTATCATCAAAATCATCTCTAATTACAACACTAGGTAATAGGTTATAACGTCTACGATTAGATGTTGGTTCAGTAAGGTATCTATCCTCCGGCTTTACTGTTGGAGAATATCTACTTCCAACAAAACCGTTAATTTTTTCTAATTGACCTTTACTAATAAGTGTGTCAAATGTTGCTCCAAGAAACTTTTTATTTGCTTCTGTTCTAAAAAACATTGGAAGTAAATCAGCACTATTTCTAAACTTATCTTTATTGTCCCTGTTAACAGGAGCATTGTTGTTGTCACTATATGCCATTAGTAATTAGAACCTCCGCTACTAGTGGTGTTGGTAGTACCTGTTGTACTCGATGTACCTGTTGTACTTGTAGTATTAGTATTAGTTGTTGTATTTGTTGATGTAACTGCAACTGTTCCTACCTGTTCAACACTACTAACAACATTACCTGATGCTTGTAAATTACTTGCTGTTACACTATCAATAAGTTCTATATTATCAACAGTAGCACTGCTTACAAAAATTTCATCTGCTTTACTTTGTATTTGGAATAGCGATCCAAAACTTTGTCCATTACTTCTTGGCACAATGACCATGTTTGCTAGGTCAGGTGCAAGATTGTTGTGTACAAATGTTGCTAGTTCTGAAAAGTAAAATGTGTCACCAAAGTCCCAATTAGTTACATTAAAGAATGCGTTAATTGCTTCAATTACACCACTTTTCAATTGGTTATCACTAATAGTGCTGTTTGGTCCTCTTACAATTTTAAATTGTGCTTGAAGATCTGTATCAGCAGTGGTTCCAAATAATGGTCTGTATTTTACTGAATGGAATATTAATGTATCACTTATTGATTTCATTTTATTTAATTCAGGTTCAAATTGACTTCTAAGTTGTTCTGAACTTGGTGCTGATGGACGATTTCCTCCATTTACAAGCCATGTTCTAAAGTCATTGTCATATGATTCAGTTAACATATAGATATCTATTAAATTAGTTTTACTAGGATCTAACCTTCTATCATTTTCTGCATTATGAATATACTGGAATTTAATATCTGATCTTCCTGGTTTTGCAAAGTATGTGTTGTTTAACTCTAGTACTCCTCTAGTTGCATTATAAGACTTAATAACATTTTCTGTAGAACTATAAAAATAAAATAGTTGTCCATTAGTATAATCTGCAAGTGATGGAATACTTGTTTCTTTATCAAATATTACAAACATACTTGCATTTACTTTTTTAGCAACTGTGTAATTTCCAACAACAGTATTTTGGAAAAATACAAATTTGTCTTGATATCCTCTAGCATCTGTTGATTCTGGGGAAACTACATTTATAAAACTATCTGGATCATCTATCATTCCGTCATCGTCTGAATCGTATAGATTTACTTGCACTCTATTTGTATCTTCAAATCCGTCTGTATTTCTAATTGCTCCAGTAATTTCCCATGGATAATCTTTTGTTAAGATTGAACTAAGAATTGGATCTTCGTTTACTTTAAGAATTTTAATTTGATCCTTAATTACTAATCCTGTTTTAGGATCGTATGTTTTTCCTGTAGCATCAACATAAAATTGTACAAGATCTTGACTTTCAAATCTATAGTCTAATCCTCTATATGAAACTGTGTATGTTTCACCGTCAGTTTCAAATAGTATAAACCAACTCTTGTCTGCTTTAGTTCCTGATAAATCACCTTCTCTATCTAAACTAAATGTATCTAATGTGTTAGCATTAGCATTAGCAATAATTTTCCATGTTAGCGTAGATTGATCATAACGCAATCCAAAGTTCTTATTTGAAAATACTAAGTCAACTATTTCTGTTTCAATATCGCTTGGCAAGTCTGTTACTATGTTAGGTACAATCTCACTTGGTATTGCTAGTGCTGGTACTTTCTCTGTAATTACAATTGGTCCTGTTCCGTCATCTAATGCACCTAGTCCACCGTTAGACCCGTCACCAATAACATTTGCAACTTTGACCCAAGTATAATCACTAGTTAATTTTGTTTTAGTTGTTGTAAGTTCTCCATTAGGTAGAAAATATCTACCACTTGGTGGAACAAATTTAATCATACTATCAGTTGCAATAAACCTAAAGTTGTTTCCTGTAAATGAACCAACTGTAATAGGTGCGTTATTCACTGTGTTTCTAAAATATCCTGTTGATCCAAGACTTGTGTTTGTTGATTTAACCCAATCAATGTTTAGTCCTGATGTTTGTATTCTAGGAAATTTATCATAGTAAAAACTTTTAGTTCCTATGCCTGCAATAATAGGTTCAATGGTATTTCTCAAAACACCTAATACGTCATTTCTTGTACTAAATGTAAAATTAAAATCTACTTCGTAATCATTTTTATAAAGTATTCCATCATCAGCCATTATGTTTGTGCTAGAATATTTTCCAGTTGGATCTTTAATTTCATACTGTCTTGAAATACCACTACTTGCTCTGTTTACTGCTTTTGATTTGACAACTTGTGGATTAGACGTTAAAGGTAAAGTGTTGTAGTCTTCACCTGTAATCATTCTGTTTTGTGTGTAATATGTTTGAGGTGCATTGTTTCTAATACTAGTAACACTTTCTGTAGCACTAGCATTTGTAACTGTAGACTGCAACGCACATTGAACTGTTAGTGTATTTCTTTGTCCACTTTTTGAAGTGTAAGGAATATCAACAATAATGTTTTGCATGTCTGCTGGTCTAATTGTATATGTTAAACCATTTGAAACTCTGTAGTAAACTCTAAACGAACCATTAGGTAAATCACCAAATGTACCGTCTGCAAAATTTAAACTAACTTTGTCTTGGTCTCTTGAAATTACAGAATAAATTTTTCTATTATCTTTTGCTTCTGAATTATAAATGGCGTTTGTTCCAACAACACTATCAAGTTTTGTCCATTGTTGTTTATAGTTTCCAAATTGATCTAATTCCCATAACCAAACATCATCGTTATTAATGTTAGGTGTGTTTAAATTAATTACTTCATTGTTAGAAGGATCAGAAATTGAAAACGGTGAAGTATAAGTTTCGCCCTGTTTAAAGTTTAAAAAGAATCCTGTGTTTTCTGAACTATTACCTCTCTTATCATTTCTATATAATAATCCTAAAGTGTTTCCTGGTAACGGAGTTTCTTCAACTATATTACCTTGATTTAAATTAGCACTTACAATATTAAATGATGTTTGTAATCCTGCAACAGTTTTATTAAATTTGTATGTTGGAATATCCGAATTAGTTGTATTAACTTTGTATTGATCTGTTTGAATTCCACCAACTGCATCACTAGCATTTGGCTTTCCAAAAACAGTTGTTCCTTGGAAACTGTTATTCATAATTGTATTGATCTGCTCTAACCAATTTACATTTGAATCGTCATTCCATAAAATAAATCTATTACGTAACTGTGTTCCGTTACTGTCAGTTAAATTCTGTGTAGTTTGTATACCTGTAACTTTTAATAGTCCTGTAGCACTTTGGTTACGTTTATTGTTATAACCTACTAATCTTGCAAGACGTAATACACTTTCTTTTTTCTGTGCTGTTTCAATAAAGTTTTCTCTAGCATTTAAGTCAACTCTATAGGATAGACTTTGCCCTAGAAATGCAATTACATCAATTAATGCAAGATATTCACTTGATTCAATGTAATCGTTAAAATCTTCTGGATAATTTTTACGTAAGTAATTAATCATCGTCCTACGTATAGTAGGGAAATCGTAAGAACTAAAGTCAGCATCAGTAAAAGATCGATAGATCTTACTCCAATCCTGGTTTACTAAAAGTGAATTTTGTCTATCATAACTTGCCATGCAAATATTTACCTTAAATTATAAACTGCGTATTTTATTTTATGCCATCGATAAGCCGCTATTTCGATCAAAAGTATATACCATTTGTTCTAGTTGATTGTAGTCTTTAAAGTTAATTTCAATAACAATTTGTACACCAGTTTGCTGTTCAAAAATTGAAATGTTTTCAACTAAAACCCTTGGATCTGATCTAAGGACTTCTTTAACGTCATTTTCTAATAATTCAGTTGTTTGTTCTGTTAACGGTTCGTGTATTAGATCCCATATAATACTACCAAAATTTGGATTGTAGATCTTCTCACCTTTTCTAATATTAAAGTGATTCAACAAATCCTGTTTGATTAAGTTTATATCGTATAATGAAAAACTTTTACTATCGTTACTAACCGTACTAGTGCCTTTGTAAATTTGACTAGTTTGCTGAGTTTGAACTACGTCTGTTTTTCCGTCTACATTGATTTCTTTATACTGTGCCATACTGCTATTTACCCACGTTACTCATCACTGTTACTCACCACTGGTTTCTCTATCTGTATTAGACGCTGTAGTTTCTACACCATCGCCTGCTTCATGTCCCGACCATGGTTCATGCATAGGTACACGCTTCATTATACTATACAATACATCGTCTGATTGATAGTATGCTTCGTTCCACGGTTTACTAGGATCAGTAATTGGATTTTCATAAACACCAAATTCAGAACCATTTGCTCCGCCACTTGCACTTGTATCAAAAGGAAATGGTATGCTAGTTGCTAACGCACTTAACACAATAGGTAGTGCTGGAGGTTGAACTGGTCCAGGTAAGTTTAAGTGTACTGCACTTGTTCCGTCGATGTAGACAGTTTTAGGTGTTTGTATATTAATGTTATCAGCAATAGTTTGTAAATTAATCGCCCCAGTTTGACTGGTTGCTGTTACTGTTCCTTTAGCATGAATGTCAATATTACCAAGCATAGGTCCTGCAATATTTGTGTCTAGTTTTATATCGCCATGTACAGTTTTAGGAATAACTGGTGGAATAATTTGCCAAAATAATCCTGGAGATGGTGGAACTTTAACACCCGGAGTACTTGGTATCATGTTCTGTTGTAATGCTTTATAAAATAGTGTACCAAATATTACAGTTTCGCCTTTGTAATATGTTCTTCCTGGATTATATGTTTGTGCATTCCAAATTTGATTTTCTAATACGTTTGTTTTAATTTCTAAACCAGTACCGTGACTTTGTCGCATTCCGTACTGCGAAACTATATCAATCTCTCCTGATCTAATCTTTGTATTAATTTTGTTTGAAATATTTAAATTAGTTGTGTTCATACTTAGATCATTAGTTGACATTGTCATATTTGTGCCTACTAAATCTAAGGATCCTCTTGAATCTATTACAGTATCTTGTTTTCCAATTAGTCTTAATTGATCTGCTTCAATTTGTGTTCTTTCAATACCTTTAATGTTAAGGTGTCTACCTGCTTCAAAATTAATATCTCTATCTGCACGGAAATTAAAATCTGCTTCACTATGAATACTAACACTGTCTTTAGCATACATATCAATCTTGCCGTCTTTGGTCATTTCGATCCAAGCAGTACCATTTTGATTACCAATATAAACCATTTCTGATGTATCATGGAATAATATTTGGGCGCCTTTGCCGGATCTTATTCTTACTAGATTGTTTTCTCCTCCAGTGTCGCCATCATCCATAACAAATGTATGGCCGCCTAATCTTGTTAGGTTCATAGGTTTTTTAGTAACTTCGCCGCCTTCGTCCATAGTTGGTGTAAGATCCTGCGATTTTCCTACTCCTCCCGGAGTATTAAATCCAATCATTTTAGAATCATTATCTCTAAGAATAGATGATGTTGACGATCCTCTAATTGTGTCTACTAACAGTCCTTGATTTTTTAAAACTTTTGCAAAAGGATGAATTGCACGTTTTGCTTTATCTGTAGTTACACGGCCATCGTAAGTACTAGCATTTTTTTCACTTGCTGGCATTCCGACAGGACTAGCATATTCGTCTAGGTCTGCTTTTTTACCAGTAACTTGATCACTACGTGCTGGCTCTGGAATAGTTTGTCCTAGTCCTGGTGGCATGATAGAACCTAACCAAACTCCTCTAGTTGAATCTTTGTTTGGTGTTGCTATAATACCTCTAGTACCAATTTGCGGTGTAGGTACAACCATACCACTTGCTGTTTGAGTATCTTCAAACGAATCAATATTATCTCCGCCAGCATCAGCAGGTTTATATGAAGCATGAGGACTGAGCATCATAACTTCAACTTCACCTTGGTCATTGTAGTCATTACCTATACGCACAACTCTAATAGTGCCTTGTCCGCCTGTACCTACTACTTCTGCTTCAGATATACTAGAAAATAAACCAAACTCAAGTTCTGATCTATTTTTAGGTCGTTGTATTCTATTAGTTTTTTGACTTTTTAGAAAAACTCCACTCATGTAATAATTCCTTTTGTTCCATCTGTAGTATTTTTAACTTTTGTAAGTGTACTCTGTACTGGAGTTGATATTTTACTAATAGATTGAGTAATTACGTTGTCAACCGGAACACCACCTAAATTTGATATTTCTGTTACTGCTCCAACAACTTCTGTTGCTGAAGAAATTGCGTTTGATACACTTGAAATTTTTGAAGATAACTCATCTGCAGAAAACGATGCTACATCACCAATTTCGCCAACAACATTTTCTCCGGCGCTTTTATTTTTTGAAAGATCTGTTCTACCATCGCCGGAAACTTTTGGTTTACTAAATTTACTTAACAATTCTACTATTCCTTGGGGACTACTCGGTACACTAAAACCAGTTGCTTGTTCTGCTAATCCTACAACATAACTTACAGGGTCTTGTGCAATTGACTGTGCTTGTGCAATACCACTTTGTACTCTGCCGGCCGCGTTTGATATTTCACTAGTAAATGTTTTGACTCCTTTTACTACAGACTTACTTGCACTAATAGTTGCATCACCAACAGAAGTTGTTCCTGTTGCTTTTGCAGAGTCTAGACGATTTGCAACTTTACTAGCATTACTAGGAATTTTAACAATAGTAGGCTTGTTGTGTTTTGCTAATTCAGCCTCTGATGCTGGTTTGCTGGATTCGTCTTCTAGTTGTTTATACATTTTATGTACTTCCCATTTCTGCGGAATTGCTACTATAATCATAATAGTCTTCAGGTTGATTTTTCTTTCTTGATAATCTTAGTGTTTGTTTAAAAACTCCTTCACTAAAATTATTACGCACATTAAAGATTTCAAATACACCACTGTACTGATCTCTTTTTAATTTCATTTCAAATTGTGAGTTTTGCTCATCGCCAAGTTCTGATGCCGTCGGTATATCTTCAGGATATCGAATATTTAATATTACATGAGGTTCATGAGTAAATGTATTCATTTCGCCATCTCTAGTTAAAATGTCCCCTGGTGAAACTATCGGTCGATCTGCTATTCCGCTTCCAAGAATATATACAGGATCGCCTATAATATCAATATCACTTAAAATTAAAGATCTTTCAAACGGTGGATTATATAAAAAATCTTGAAATATTATACCTATTGCATTTCTATTATTTGGCCCTTCTCTATAATTTAATTTAGCACTAGGAGGAGTCGGAGTAAAACCAGATTGTCCGTTAACATTTGTTTGAATTGCACCTTCTATAGATTCTAAAAATGTATTTGTAGTTTTTTCTTTACCATCTTGTTTTACAGGTTTAAATCTGGGCGGATTTAACAACAACGGAGTTGTAAATAAATTATTATATCGTATGTTGTAACTTAATACATCTAGGTTCTTTCCTGTATAGATATAATTGTATTCACGTATTGCTTTTGCTTTTAACTGGTCTGTTGTAAATTGAATATTAATACCTGGCATTGCACTGTAATGGATATCAAATGGTGAAACAACATAGTGATATTGGTATACATATCTCATTCTTAAAACATCAAACCCAATTACGTAACTTATTACTTCTGTTTTAAACCAAGGAATCATTTCTGAAGATTGTATACTTGCTAATTGTTCTGGTTGTTTAAAGATGTCCATGTATACACTATTTGTGATCATAGTATCAATGATAGTCATCAAGTTACTGCCTTTTCTAAATGACCATGCTTCACCGCGACTTTGTAGATTGTATCCACCGCCTCCACTCTGTGTGAATTTGTCGTATTCTTGGCTTAGTTTTTTACTCTCTGCTTTTGCTTTGGTTAATGCTTCATTTAATCCAGCAATTTTTGGTGATGTATCTACGATGGTTTTTCTTAAGGTTGCAACTTCTGACGCTTCTGCTGGCGTTAACTGTGCCTGAGCAGGATTTCCATCGGGCCCAGATGATAGTCAAACCGGCAATTTTTGCCATATTTCTTCTCTACTAATTGCAATACCTGTTTGATTGTCAACTTCTTTCTTTACTTCGTCTACACGAGTTCCAGGAGGTAGTGTAGGATCTTTTAACTTGTCGGCCTCAGTATCTTTAACTTTAGTTTTAGCAATATTATATAGTGCCGCTCTTGCACTATCTAGTGCTTTAAGTTCGGCGTTGAGTGCTTTATCAGCCGCGTTTAATACAGTAGTTGCATCTTTTTTTGCTTTGTCTCTTTCTCGAAGTTCATCTTCAAATCCTCGAATTTTAAGTGCTCCTGAAGGCAACACTGAATCATTTAATCCAGCACCCCCGATTCGGCTTGTTCCTGTCAATCCAACAGTTGGTCGACCTTCAAATCCACTATTGTCTGTCCAAGTTTTTACTTTGCTTTTCCAGGCCTCTGCTAAATTTCCAAGTGCTTTTCCGTTTGATGGAAAATTTCCACCGTAGCCGTCTGCAAACCAAACATAATACTCGTTAGGTATACAATAGTCTATCCGAACATTAGTACTGCCGGCTCCTCGATTAACCTGAGACAATAACTCTTGATCTGCAAGTTTTTGTTCTACGGCCGCTATTTGATCTGGATCATTTTTAACATCTTGCTTGTGTGCTAACATTCTTTTTGCTTCAAATAAAGAATGTTTTAAAAATACACTAGAAGTAATACTTTCAACAGACTCTGTTTGATTAACACGCGGAGTTACATCATCAAATAATGTATTATAAACTGCTGTAGTTGCTTGGGAGTTGAATCCCATAAATTTTACAGAATATCTAGCGCCTGCTTCAGTGACATCCATTTCGCTGTTTTGTATTTTGATTGGAAGGTATCTAGTTGTAAAAGGCGGATTTATTGCTTGGTCACTTTCTGCATCTCTACCTATAAACGAAATCACTAATAAAAACGGAGCATCAATATAGTCAGGATGTCCACTGAATCTAGAGGAATTCATAAGTTCTCTATAAAATTGAGATACACTGTGAGGCTCAACAACTTCAAACGTTCCTGTGGTCAAATTACTATTACCCATGTCATTAATACCAGGTCTAGTTTCAAAATCTAAATTCTCTATAAACAAATCTTTGTCTCTAGAATCACCGGCTTGGCCTTGATCACGTTTGAATAAACCATCTTTAAGGGTTCGTCCAATGTCACGTTGGTATCCGCCACTTTTTGCAACTATATAAAAATCTTTATTTTCAACACCATTGGAATTTATAATTTTTCCTTTGTATGTTTCTGGATCGTTTATTTGATCAGTTGACACAGAAACAAGGGTAATAATATAATTGTAACTGTTTAAATCATGTAGTGCATTGTGTCTTCCTTGAACCTGTGGATAAAATGATGTCCATTCCGCATTGCCGGGTGTAACAGTACTATTAGAAGTACTTGCTGTTTCTTTATTAGTTTCTCTTTTAAGTTCCGGTCCTGCAGTTGTGTCTGGAATCGATTTTTTATTATTATTAATAGAGTTAGGAATTTTAAGAGGTCTCTTATCTTTGTTATCTGCGGTACCTAAGTATTTTTGTTTAAACTCTTCTGGGTCATCGATATAGTTTGGATTTGGTTTCCAATTTTTACTATCTGTCCATTTTCTATCATCATCATCTTTGTATGGGCCAGAGTATATGTCAGAATCTTGACTCATGTATGCAAGATCCCATTCTTCAACTTTACTTGCATTTGCAAACGGATCTCGAGTGTCTACTCGTTCAATGTTATCTGTTTCGGTGGTTACATTATCTGCCATTACTAATTTCCGATTGTGCTTCTAATTACATCTATTGTTGGAATATAAATGTTAACTCCTGCAACAAAATCAAAAACAGGATCGTCTAACACTTCAGGATTTCTTGATTTAAATACCCACCATAAATCAGGATCGTCAAATAAATCACTTGCTAATAAATCAGGACGATAATTATATTGAGGTTTAAGTTCATATAATTTGTCACCTAGTTTGGCTGGAATTTGTTTGTAATCAAGAATATCTAAACCAAGACTGTTTTGTCCAGTTGTAGCGTATAAACTTGAATTTGAATATCTTGGCATTATAGCATTCCTTTGTCAATTGTAAGATCACCGTTTATAAAGTTGTCAATATTAAACTGTGCTTGGTCTCTTCTTGAAAATGCAGGTAAACATTCAATAGTAAATTCTGCTCTAGTTGGTACCGCGGTTGCTTGGCCCTGCACTCCAACTGAGATGTAATCAACATCTTCATTAAGAGTATAAAAGAAACTTGAAATAACAATTGGTAAATTATTAAACTGATATTCACCATATCCGCTCAATCTACAAACCGGCGGTGGAGCACCTGCATCTGTTCCTCCACCAAAGTTCATTTTAGTAACTGCTCTTAACGCATGGATTGCTCCTAGCATATATTTTGCATCATCTGGATTTTGTGCTGTAAATGTTCCAACAATTGAAATTGCGTCCAGAGCCGAGTTCTGATAGGCATAATACGTATAATTACTATGTGTGGGATTTAAATTATTATAATTGGCTCTGGTTTGTACAACAATTTGCGGAGTATAAGGAAATACTATCCCTCCATCACTTGTGTTTCTTATATGGCTTGCCGGACCGCCTAAATAACTTTCGGGAATTTTAATTTTGATTCTAGGATCTTGTCCAAATAAATCACCACTGAATGAAATTGTTTGCACGTTCGGTGATGATCCTCGTTTATCAGCGTTTCCCCCAAGCAACGATTGCAATCGTTTTAGTTTTCCGCTTAGGCCAGATGCACCTATAAGGTTGTCAACTAGTCTACCACCTATGTTAGTTAATTTGTCATTCATGTTGTTTTGGCTCCTTTTGGTAATAATATTTATTGCTTTTATTAACTACGTAGTTTATAATAGAACTTACATACGGAGAATCTTATGAGAAAAGTAAAATATTTAAACAATAAAGATCTGCTTAAACAGATCCATATAAGCAAAAACAGTTTTAGTTCGTATACTGACGACAATTACCACAGATTTGATATCATTTTACCAAGTTTAGAAAAAGTTAATAGACTTACAATAGCAGAAGCAAAAAGAAATCAGGCTGATAGGATTGGTAAAGCGGCATATGAAGCGGCTAGAATGGCAGGTGACAAAAAGACTAAACAAGCAGATGTACTTCCAGACTGGCGTAAAATTGAAAAAACATCGTTGGTATTTAGAATTATGACGTTTGAGCATATTCCACTATCACCAGGTAGAAAACGTAAAACTAAAACTATTGCAGACGAGCATGAACGCTGTAATTTTCCTCCATTCCAGCATTGGAGATTTGATGAAAATGATAATCTAGTTTGTGTAGGAAAAAGCCACTGGGAAGGTGGTATGAGCAACGGAAGTTTTAATAAAGGACACGGTCGTGTTACTGAAGAACTAGGAAGAATGTTTTTAAAACTTGCTGACAGATACGGTACTCGATCTAACTGGCGTGGTTACACATATAATGACGAAATGAGGGCTCAGGCTGTATTACAACTTTCACAAATTGGCTTACAGTTTGATGAAAGCAAAAGTGAAAATCCTTTTGCATACTATACTGCCGCAGTTACAAACAGTTTCACAAGAGTACTAAACATCGAAAAGAAGAATCAAAATATTAGAGATGATATTCTACAAGAAAATAATCTTAATCCTTCGTTTACAAGACAGAATCAAGAAGTGTTTAAAGAAGATAAAGAAAAACTTGCAGAATTCTATAAAAGCATTAGACGTCCAAAAGCAGACTATTAAGGTTGACAAACCTATAAGGTTTCACGTATAATGTAATAACAATAGTATAAGGGAAGGCATGACACAATTATTTAAAAAGGCCGCGGTGTTTACAGACATTCACTTTGGCCTAAAATCAAACAGCAAAATTCACAACGATGATTGCGAAAGGTTTGTAGATTGGTATATTGAACAAGCCAAAGCAAACGGCTGTGAGGTAGGAATCTTTACAGGAGATTGGCATCACAACAGAAGTGCGTTAAACTTAACCACTATGGATGCTAGTTTGCGATCACTAGAAAAATTAGGTGAAGCATTTGATAAGTTTTACTTTTTTCCTGGCAATCACGATTTATATTATAAAGACAAAAGAGATATTCACAGTGTAGTATTTGGTAAACACGTACCAGGTGTTACTGTGATTACAGAACCACAAGTAATTGATGATGTTGCTTTGGTTCCTTGGTTAGTAGGAGAAGAATGGAAACAAGTTTCAAAAATGAAGTGTCGATACATGTTTGGACACTTTGAACTTCCTAACTTTAAAATGAATGCAATGGTTGAAATGCCCGACACAGGCGAAATCAAAGCAGACGACTTTGCTAATCAAGAAATGGTGTTCACGGGCCACTTCCACAAACGTCAACAACGTAAAAATATCTATTACATCGGTAATGCCTTTCCGCACAATTACGCCGATGCATGGGATGATGAACGTGGTATGATGACGTTAGAATGGGGAGGTGAGCCCGAGTTCATCGACTGGAAAGATTGTCCTAAATATAGAACTATTCCATTGAGCAGGTTATTAGACAAAACAGAAGAAATACTTGCTCCTAATAATTTATATCTACGTGTAACACTTGATATTGATATCAGTTACGAAGAAGCAAACTTTATTAAAGAAAACTTTTCTGCACAATATGATGTAAGAGAAATAAGTTTGTTGCCTAATGCTAACGTAGACGACGAAATGAATCAAAAGGAACCTGGTGAGATTGATTTTGAATCAGTAGACCAAATTGTAACCGATCAAATAACAAAGTTAGATACAGAAACATACAAACCGAACTTGTTGTTAGATATCTATAGAGGATTGTAATGTTTAAAATTAAGACGTTAACAGTAAAAAACTTTATGAGTGTAGGTAATCAAACTCAAGCAGTTGATTTTGATAAAAATTTACTTACTCTTGTACTAGGTGAAAACTTAGATTTAGGAGGAGATGATGCAGGTTCACGTAATGGCACAGGTAAAACTACTATTATTAATGCATTAAGTTATGCATTATATGGCAATGCACTAACAAACATTCGTAAAGAAAACTTAATTAATAAAACTAACGGCAAAGGTATGTTAGTTACTGTTGAGTTTGAAACTAACGGACAAAACTACAGAATTGAAAGAGGGCGTAGGCCTAACATTCTCAAATTTTACAAAGAGAATGTCGACGTCACTGCAGATGATATTAATGAATCACAAGGTGACAGTCGTAAAACACAAGAAGATATTGCAAAGTTATTGAACATGAGTCATACAATGTTCAAACATTTAGTGGCGCTTAACACATATACAGAGCCTTTCCTTTCACTCAAAGCCAATGATCAAAGAGAAATTATTGAGCAGTTATTAGGCATCACTATCTTATCTGAAAAAGCAGAACGTCTTAAAGAAGAACAAAAAAGAGTACGTGATGCTATTGCTGAAGAAGAGGCAACAATTAAAGGCATCGAAACAGCAAATCAAAAAGTTCAAGAATCAATTGATAACTTAGAAATTAAATCTAAAGCGTGGGACGCAAACCAAGCAGAAGAAATTGCTAGAACAACAAAAGCAATTAGTCAATTAATTACTGTTGATATTGAAGCAGAGATTCAATCACATAAAGATAAAAAAGAATGGTTAGTACAAGATACAGAACAAGCAAATCTTAACAAAGAAAAAGCAAGTTTAGAAAGTAGTATGTTACGTGCTGACCGCACACATTCTAAATATGAAACAGAACTAAAAGACATTGCTAACAAAAAATGTTTTACGTGTGGTCAAGAACTACACCACGAAGCACATGAAAAAATTCTTGCTGAAAAGCAAAATGATGTCACTGAAAGTCAAACATACATCGACGGTATTACGTTGCAACTAAACGAAGTGCAAGAAAAATTAGATGTTATAGGAGATATTAATGGATGTCCTAAAACATTTTATGACAGTAGCGAAGAAGCATATAATCATAAAAATAACCTAGCAAGTTTAGAAGAACGTAAAGTAGAAAAAGATGCAGAAATGAATCCATACACAGAACAAATGGATGAATTACGTGACCAAGCACTACAAGAAATTAATTGGGATAGTATAAATGCTCTAACAGAAATGAAAGAGCATATGGATTTCTTGTACAAACTGCTTACAAGTAAAGATTCATTTATTCGTAAACGTATTATTGATCAAAACCTAGCGTTCCTAAACAAACGCTTACAACTTTACTTAGATAAAACAGGATTACCGCATCAAGTTGTATTTCAGAACGATTTAACAGTTGAAATTACAGAACTTGGCCGTGACTTGGACTTTGATAACCTCAGTAGAGGAGAACGAAATAGACTCATATTATCTTTGAGTTGGGCATTTAGAGATGTATGGGAAAGTTTATATCAGAGTATTAATCTATTGTTTATTGACGAACTTGTTGATAATGGACTTGATGCCGCTGGTGTTGAAAGTGCATTAAGTGTACTTAAAAAGATGAGTAGAGAACGTAATAAAAACATTTATTTGATCTCACACAAAGATGAATTATCTTCACGTGTGAATAGCATATTGAAGGTAATTAAGGATAACGGGTTCACTTCTTACAGCAATGATACGGAGATTGTGAATGCCTAGGACTACCCATGAGTTGCTTGTTCAAGCAATGATGGACTACTATAATACACAAACAAGATTTGAAGCAAAAGGCTTTGATGAAACCGGCCGAAAGGCACGATCTATTCTTAGTGATATTAGAAAACTAGCGACAGAAAGACGCAACGAAATACAGGCAAAACGTAAGGCACTTAAAGTTATAAAGAAGGCAAACAAGCAAGAAAGCCAGAATCAAGATACACAAGATTAGACACAGGTAAGTATCTGCATGGAGTGGACTTATCAAGGAAAAACAGTTGAAGAAATACCCGAAGGTGTTGAAGCATTTGTATACTTGATAACAAATAAAGTCAATGGCATGAAGTACATAGGCAAGAAACTAGCAAAGTTTAAGACAACTAAGCCACCGCTAAAAGGCAGAAAAAATAAAAGACGTGGAACTAAAGAAAGTGACTGGAGAGAATACTATGGCTCCAGTGATAGACTTAATGCAGACGTTGAAACATTAGGCGAAGACAAGTTCACAAGAGAAATACTACATTACTGTCCTAGCAGAGGCATAGCAAGTTACTTAGAGGCACGAGAGCAGTTTGAACGCAGAGTACTCGAAACAGATGAATACTACAATGGTATTATTAATGTTAGAGTTGGCGGATCAAAAATTCTTAAAGAACACTTACAAAACACTTAGGCAAATCAATACAGCACATAAGGTTGGCGGGCCAGTTTAAAAATACCGCTGAGAAAAAGGTCCCCTGAGAAGGACACTCGTACATATTGATTGACGCACCAGAGTGCGGAAGCCATCAAACAAATTGGGCTCACTAGTTGATATAGATTGATTGCTGTCAGTCAAAAAACACAACACAGTTTATAAAAACTCTTTAGCAATAGGAACGAAGCGAGAGGTAATGTGTTATATGTAATAATATATATTTTTTAAGGAATTATATGTTATCACATATAACACATATGTCGACGTAGGTTGGGAAAGGTCAGAGCCCATTAAACTTGTGTATAAAAAATTACCTACTTCCAAGTCTTGGCTGTGACGAACTCACATGATGTTCAAGATTAGATGGGACCACTGCGTAGGTTCCGTCTGACTGAAACAATCTACATGATGTAAACAATTACTTCGTAATTAATTAATCTACTTTTAAATAATAGTGTTTGAGCGATAGCGAAAAACACAAGTGAACGTAGTTCACTTCTTAATAGTTTTAATAGTTTTATATTCAAACCAATGTGAAACATCGTCACAAGGATCATCGACATAATGGTATTGGAACCATTCAACGTCTTGAAGATCGTATGTGGGTCTAATGAAGATCGGGATCTCTACCAAATCCAGATTTTACTGCACTTACCTGAATCTCCTGAATCTCATATTGTTTATGTGGGTTATTAACCTTCCAACATCCAACAGTCGTTGTAGCCTCTTCTGCAGAGTTAGTAACGGCTATTTCGATGTGGTCTTCTAATATTATATATTTCTTTATCATAGCAAAGATTATTTAGAGCAGTAGTTAGTGTGATTAAACTACGCTATTTGGTTTTCGATGTCTAGATTGCCGATTACATAAATACATTTAGGAGAAGACCACATGAAAATTAATGAATTTGCTATAATTGAGCCAAACGTTAAAGTTGACGAAGCACCTATCGGTGCATTTAAAAGAGCAGTAACAGGTATTGCGGGAATGGTTGGCAATTCTACTGCAAAAGAAGCCAGCAAAGTACAAGGTGCAATTAACGCAATGTACAAAGAATACAAAAAGTTTTACACTCCTACACCCGAAGGTCGTCCAACAGGCGATAACTTAAAAGCATTTATTACAGCAACTGGTTATCCACTAGAAAAGAAATATGGTAGTCTTACAGGGTTATATGCACAAGTTGAAAAAGCCAAAAAGATGAAAAAGGCAAACCCAGTTAAAGCAACTGAGCCTGAGGCACAAGCAGGCGGCGATGATAACACTGTTCCTTTTCCACAAGGAAATAGTGCAGGATCAAAAATGGTGCAAAGCACGTATGAAGCACTAGACATCAAAGGCGACAGTATTTTAAGCACTAACCAAGTAGAAGACATGATTGAGTTTATTGTTAGAGATTCTTTTCAAGATGATAAAATCAAAGATCTTGCTCCTGGTGCTTACACAGCAAAATTACGCACACAAAACAAGAAAAAAGATAAAGAACAAGCACAACAAAAAGCAACTGCACAAACACCGAGTGCCACTGACAGCGAGTTAGTAAAAGGTAACGACGGTATATTTAGGTTTCAGTAATGCCAGTTATTAAAGTAGAAACACCTGATGGTGTACAGCAAGTAGAAATCAAAGGCAATACTCCTACACCGCAAGAAACTGCGGCAATCAAAAAACAATTTTTTAGTAAAACAGCATCAGCACCTACAAGCGACAAACCTAAAGATAATAAAAAAGGTGCATTTGTAAGTGGACTACGCAAAGGTTACAAAGCAGGAAGAAATCCTTTAAAAACAGCAGGTGGAGCGATTGCAAACAAGTTCAGTGATGCTGGAGATGACTATGAAAAAGATAATCCTGCGGACGATCCTAAAGAAAAAGATAAAAACAAAAATTCATCTGATACAAGAGCAGGACTTAATACACTTAGGTCTGAACTTGGTTTAGAAAACCCTGCAATGGCAGTTAAAGCACTAGAAAAACTACAAGCAGGTAAGCCTCTTAGTAATAAGAATGAATTAAATGCTGTTAAACCGATTATAAATGCTATTCAAGCGGCACTACAAAGCACACAAGGTCGTGCTAGACTCAAACAATTAATCAAAACTTTAAATTAAATCTTAGAAAAAAGCCATTCCAGACTCTTTGGTAATTTTTAGATTGTCATCAACCATCTTACCTATGGCTTTTCTTTCGTCGTAGGTTGAATAGTAGGCGTCTTTTAGTTGCATGCCTCCACGCATGTACCAACATAACTTAACTAATTCATTTAATATTGCTGTGGACTCTTTTTCTAGGCCGGTAACGAATTCATCAATCTCTGAGAGATCGAGTGTCCCGACCTTTATGCGAAAAAACTTGCATTGTCGAACACCATCGGTACATCAATAACTGACTCGGCGCCCTTCTCCACATAATCTGCTGGTACTTGAAATCTAGTATTTGGTGTACTCCAATATGCTTTCAAATCCTCAAGTCCTTTTTGAACCGCTGTAAATGTATCTTTGTCTGTAGTTTCAAAAAATTGTTTTATGGCTTGTATATTGCTTTCTGTACCTTCAGGAGTTTCAATTTCAGTAACATTTGTAATAACCATATCCAGTGTCATTTGACTTAATTTTTTAAATCCTTCTTTGAATGCTTGTAATTTTTGTGCTTCATCAATTTTAGTATCTTGCATTACTTGTGACAATCTTTGGTTCTCAAATGTAGTCATAAAGAAACTGGTTGTTTCTTTGTAGGATAAAGGTTTAACATGAAATTTAAGATCACCGTGAGTAATAATGCTGTTCCAAGTTTTGCCTTGCATTTTATCTAATATGGTACGTAAATCGATTTCAATAGTTTCACTACCTACTTTAAGATCACCTTCTTCGTAATATCTGATAGGAATTTGTAGTTCCATTTTTTCGCCATATGTAGCAATACGTATAGCAATTAAAATAGCATCTAAATCGATTGATGGCATGCTCCACGGGTCGTCAATTAATGGACAGCATGATTTGATTACATCTACTGTTGCTTCACCACTCATTAATGCATCAGGTGTTTTCATCATTAACTCGTCTTTAGCCGTCATTGAATAAATTGGTAATTCTCCAGACCCAGTTTTTTCCATTGGATTTGAAGGATAAAATGCACCACCACTAGGCAGTACCAAGTAAATTTTTGGTTGGCGTTTGTACTTGTTTAAAACGCTTTGATTTTCCATGGTTGTTATCCTCTATAAATACAGTTGTACTAATAATTAGTAAATGTATTTATATACGTATATAATGAGGATTTTTAAATTATGGCAGTAACTGGTCAAATTGGTGATGCAGATGTAAGATTGGATAATGCGGCTGAAGAAGCCACAATGCAGAAGATCCTAGACACTTTGCGTGATATGGAAGGCATGGGCGGAGGCGGCAAAGGCGGTACTGCTGGCGGAGCGGCGTTACCAATAGTTAAATTAGGCAAATCAGTTAATGTAGCCAATATTGCTTTTAAAGGATTAGGCGGAGCGATTGGATTAGCCACAGGAGCCTTAGCAGGACTTACAACAATGGGTGCTGGTGCAGTTAAACTTGGCGCCGGTTTTGTTGCGGCACAACCTAAAGTTACAGATTTATCTAAAGCACTAGGAGATCTACCAGGACCATTAGGTGCTTTAGGCGAAGCAGTTCATGCAGTTGTAGAACTATTATACAAAAACTATACAACATTCCAACAACTATCAGCATCAGGTATAGCGTTTGGCGACAAGTTAGAATACATGAACGGAATGGCGGCTAGACTAGGTATTGGTTTAGACGGACTTGCAGGAAGTTTAGCATCAAATTCAGAAAGACTAGCATTTTTAGGAACAGCAACACGCGGTGCTGAAATGGCAGTTAGAGATTCAGGAATAGCATTTGATCAAAATAGAGATAGTTTACAAAGATTTGGTTTAACTTTTGAAGAACAAAACGAAACCTTTATGAGATTCTTTGCACAAAACTCAATGGCATTGCAACGAGAAACAATGACACGTAGTCAATTGATTGATATGAGTGATGACTATGCAAAAGGTATTAGAAGATTATCAGAACTAACTGGTACTCAAGCAGATGCAATTCAAGATGAAGTAGAAAAAGCAAATGCTAACAAATCGTTTGCAGTGTTTATGTCCGGAATGGAAGGCGCAGAAAAAGCCAGAGCAGAATCAGTCATGCGAACATTTGGACAGTTTGGTGATTCAGGTAGAGAAGCGGCAATGTCGATGATAATGGGTGTAGCACCTCTTACTGAAGGTGCGGCTCAAATGATGACTATTAACAAAGGCTTTAGTGACACACTTAGACAGTCTGTTTCATCATCTAAAAACTTTAATGGTACATTAGAAGATTTTGAAAATGGGTTACGAGGCAATGTTACTGCTTTTGCAAACAGTCAAAAAGGTTTTGTACAAAATAATTCAAGATTTGCCGCGGCAATTACAATGGCTGGCGATGGCCTTGGTCCAACGTTTGGTGATTTGTTAATGGGCATTCAAAGATTTACAGGAAGTACTGAAGAATTAGAAAGTGACATGGGTAAAACAAGTCCACTAGCACAAGCATTTAATAATCTAAACTCTATGCTACAAACTCTAAGAGAAACATTGTCAGAATCGTTTGTTAAAATTATAT